ATATCTGGTCGATACAACGTTGCCGAGGGGCATCGCCGATCTGCAACAAGGCGCGTCTTACCCGAAAGGCTGGCCGTTTGGCGAACGTCTCGCAACCGTGTTTCGGATCGATCCTCCTCGCCGCTGGCGCGATAACGCCGCTGGCAGTATGACCATTTCCGGTCTTTTGCGCTTGCGCGGGCATGCCGGCATTCTCGACCTGAGCCTTGGTCATGAAGCGCCTCTCATTGCCGAGGTTGTTTGCCGCAAGCTCGGCTATCTCGATGAGTTTCGCGCATTGCTCGACGAGGTGGCGGAGGAATTTTCTGAATTCCTCCTTCAATATGACAGCCCGGTCAGTGCGTCGTTCAACCTCTCCGACCTGACGCCCGAAACGGAAGCGGCCCTCCCGTTCCCGATGCGCCACATCATGACCGACCGCAACCTGCCGGTCGCGCTCGACGAAATCAGGCGCTCCTTTCATTCGCGGCTCGATCAATGGCGCGGGACCGAAGACATAGACGCCGTGCAGGAGCCCGACGTTGCCGCCTTTATCGAGGAACTTGACGAGTCTGTTCTTGTAGAAGGGAGCCCTTACGCGCGCCTTTTCCACGGCTACAGCCCGCGCCAGTTTCCAGTCATCGAGGCGCGCGAGACAGCCGACACGGCCGAGAACCGCTACGCCAAATTCTTTCTCGAGGAGCTGCTGCTTATCGCACAGCGGCTTGCGGCGAATCTGGCACGCAATAAGAGGGCCGCTTCACTGCGCGAGGTCGAAAGCTGGATCTTCATCGTGGATGAAGAACTGTATTCCGGCCAGTGAACCGCCCCGGGTTTGCCGGAGGCTCCAACTCTTGAGAGATTGGGGCCATGGAAGCGAAGAAGACGACGAACAAATTTTCCCCTGAAGTCCGTGCGCGGGCGGTTCGGATGGTGCAAGAGCATCACAGCGAATACGCGTCGCAATGGGCGAAGGGAGCATCAGGTTCCGGCACGCGAAGCGTGTTGGACATGCGACCGGAGGGGGCGATCACGTCGATCGCGGCGAAGATCGGCTGCACGGGCGAGACACTGCGCAGCTGGGTTCGGCAAGCGGAGCGCGATACCGGCGATCGGGCCGGTCTGACGAGCGACGAGCGCGCGCGGCTGAAGGCTTTGGAGCGCGAGAACCGCGAACTTCGGCAAGCCAACGAGATTTTGCGCAAGGCGTCGGCTTATTTTGCCCAGGCGGAGCTCGACCGCCGCTTCAAGCCATGATCGCCTTCGTCGACGATCACCGGGAAGCACACGGGGTCGAGCCGAACTGCAAGGTTCTGCCGATCGCCCCGTCGACCTATTGCGCGCATGCGGCGCGCCACCGTGATCCTCGGAAAATGTCGTCGCGTGGGCGTCGTGACGCGGACCTTTGCGAGAAGATCCGGCGCGTCTTCGACAGCAATTTTCAGGTCTATGGCGCGCGCAAGGTCTGGCGGCAGCTGAACCGGGAGGGCGAGAACGTGGCGCGCTGCACTGTCGAGCGGCTGATGCGCGATATGGGCCTCGAGGGCGCGGTGCGTGGCAAGCCCGTCAAAACGACCGTGAGCGACCGCAAGGCGCCGTGTCCGCTCGACAAGGTCAACCGGCAGTTCCATGCGTCGCGACCGAACGCGCTGTGGGTGTCGGACTTCACATATGTCGCCACGTGGCAGAGCTTCGTCTACGTCGCCTTCGTCATCGACACGTTTGCGCGCCGGATCGTCGGCTGGCGGGTCTCCCGCTCGGCGCAGGCGGGATTCGTCCTCGATGCGCTGGAGCAAGCGCTGCATGAACGTCGGCCTGTACACGGCGCCGGCCTCGTGCATCACAGCGATCGTGGTGTTCAATACGTCTCGATCAAATACACGGAACGTCTCACCGAAGCAGGTGTCGAGCCCTCCGTCGGCAGCGTCGGCGATTCCTACGACAACGCCCTCGCCGAGACTATCAATGGGCTTTACAAGGCCGAAGTCATCCGGCGACACGGACCGTGGCGCGACTTGGAGGCCGTGGAGCTCGCCACGCTCGAATGGGTCGACTGGTTCAACAATCGTAGGCTGCTGGAGCCAATCGGAAACATCCCTCCAGCCGAAGCCGAAGCGCGGTACTATGCGCAGCTCGAAGCGCACGCTATGGCAGCGTGACTCGAACGAAATGGCCTCCGGCAAACCCGGGGCGGTTCACTCCGTGATCTGGATCGGCGCTTGGCCGTCGCTGGCGGACGCAATTGCCCGCCAGCCGATCCGGCCATCGAGCGTCTTGAACACTTCGAACTCGCCGGGCTTCAACCCGGAGCGCTGCGCACCCCGCTGGACGTTGAACTTCTTGTCGTAGGTCGTGGCTTCCGTGGTCATGGTCGTGCTCCTTCAGTTTGGGTTCAGTTCGAGGTGACAAGCGCCGAGCGGCCACTCAAAGTCGGGTGTTCCCGACTTTGAGTGATTTCAGTTCCGGGACTTCGGCCAGGGCCGAAGTCCCTTGGGCGGTGACGCCTTAGATCAACGGTAGGCGCTTGCCGAACGGGCTGGGGTTATCGGCGACGAGGCGCATCGCTTCGATCCGCGCTTCTTCAAGGCTCAGTGCGCTCGCCCGGGCGTAGCGCCCGGTTCCGAGGAACAGGGCCACGTCGTAGCGAACAGCGTTGGCAAGAACCGCAGCGTTGGCGGCGTCGGCGGGATGAATTTTGCGGCGTTTCATGAGCGATCTCCGTGGGTTAGGACGGGTCGCAGACAGCCTCGACACACAAATCGGAGCAACTCCCAAGTCGCTCTAATCGCTCATTATTTTCGATTGGGAGCGCAGCCCATGGGTCTGTCGCGGAGGGCCTATGCGCGCCATCGCGGCGTCTCCGACATGGCGGTTCGAAAGGCCATCGCCTCGGGCGGGATCGCCGTAGAGGACGACGGCACAATCGATCCCGACAAGGCCGATCGCGCCTGGGGATCGAGCTCCGATCCCGCGCAGGTTCGCCCTGTTGCCAAATCTCCGCCGCCGCCGCGCGGGACGCCCCGGCCGGTGCCGATGGCGGCAGTCGAAGCCGTGCGTGAGACCCTGCGCGAGAGCGGCGAGCCCGCGCCCGCCGCCGGCAACATGACCTTCGTCCAGGCGCGCACCGCGAACGAAGTGATCAAGGCGCAGGAGCGCCGCATCCGCCTTGGCAAGCTCAAGGGCGATCTCGTTGATCGCTCGTGCGCTGTCTCAACGGTCTTTGCGCTGGCCAGGCGCGAACGCGACGCCTGCGTGCAATGGCCGGCGCGTACCGCCGCCCTGATTGCCGCCGAATTGCAAATCGATCCTCATCGCTGCGAGCAGGTTCTCGAAGCCCATGTCCGACGCCATCTCGAAGAATTCAGCCAAATCGGCCCAGACCTCCAACACACGCTTCGATGAGGGCTTCGACGGGCGCACGGAGATCATCACCGCCTGGAGCCGAGGCCTTGCGCCCGATCCAGCGCTGACGGTTTCGGCCTGGGCGGATCGCTATCGCTTTCTGTCCTCGCGCGCCTCGTCCGAGGCGGGCCGCTATCGAACCGACCGGACGCCCTACATGCGCGGCGTCATGGATGCGCTCTCGCCCGGCAGTTCGGCCCGGCGGATCGTGTTCATGAAAGCGGCGCAGGTCGGCGCGACCGAGGCCGGCAACAACTGGATCGGCTATTGCGTCCATCAGGCGCCGGGACCATTCCTCGGCGTCCAGCCGACGACCGATCTCGCCAAGCGCCTATCACAACAGCGCATCGAGCCGCTGATCGATGAAAGCCCGGAACTTCGGGTGCTCATCCTGCCGTCGCGCTCGCGCGATAGTGGCAACACGGTGCTCGCCAAGAAATTCGCAGGCGGGCAGCTTGTCCTGACCGGCGCCAATTCCGCCGTCGGTCTGCGGTCGATGCCCGCGCGTTACGTCTTCCTCGACGAGGTGGATGCCTATGAGGGCGATGTGGATGGCGAAGGCGATCCAGTCGCGCTCGCCATCGCCCGCACGCGCACCTTCGGCCACCGCGCCAAGGTGTTTCTGGTTTCGACACCGACGATAAAGGGCCTGTCCCGGATCGAGCGCGAATTCGAAGCGAGCGATCAGCGCCGCTTCTTCGTGCCGTGCCCGCATTGCGGCATGCTGCAATGGCTCAAGTTCGAGCGTCTGAAGTGGACCAGCGGCGAACCGACGACCGCCGCCTATCATTGCGAGGGTTGCGATCAGTCGATCGCCGAGCACCACAAGACGGCGATGCTGTCGGCGGGTGAATGGCGCGCCACCGCGACACCGGCTGACCCGCATTGCGTAGGCTTCCATATCTCCGGGCTCTATTCCCCGGTAGGCTGGCTCGGCTGGGCCGATATCGCCCGCGAATGGGAAGCCGCCCAGGAAGACGATGCGGCGCTCAAGGCCGCGAAGAACACGCTGCTCGGCGAGACGTGGCAGGAGCGTGGCGAAGCGCCCGATTGGCAGCGCCTCTACGAGCGGCGGGAGATTTCGCGCCGAGGGTAGCCCGGTGTGGCCTGATCCTCACGGCAGGCGCAGACGTTCAGCATGACCGGATCGAGGTCGATATCTGGGCGTGGGGCCGACGGCTCACCAGCGCGCTCGTCGAACACATCGTGCTCGAAGGCGACACGTCCCGCGAGGAGGTCTGGGGAAAGCTAACCGCGTTGCTCGGCCAGACGTGGCGTCACGAGAACGGCGCAAGGATGCGGATCGCCCGTCTCGCAATCGACTCGGGCGACGGGCGCAACACCGCAGCCGTTTATGCCTGGGTGCGGCGCGTTGGCGTCGGCCAGGCGCTTGCGATCAAGGGTGTCGATGGCTTCGACCGGTCCACTCCGGTGGATGGCCCGACCTATGTCGATGTCAACGAGCATGGCCGCACGATCCGGCGCGGCGTGAAGCTCTGGAAGGTCTCGGTCGCCGTCTTCAAGTCGGAGACCTATCGCTTCCTGCGGCTTGACCGCCCTACCGATGAAGAACTCGCCGCAGACATGCCCTTTCCCGACGGCTTCGTGCATCTGCCGAAAAGCGTCACCGCCGAATGGGTGAAGCAGC